GCGAGCCGGTGTCCAAGGCCAACTCGCGCCGGATCGTGAGGTTCGGCACGAAGCTGCGCGTCATCAAGTCCGAAAAGGGGCTGGCCTACGTCGAGGCCGTCGCGCGGCAGGTGCCGGAGTTGCCGCTCGATTGCCAGCTGCTGTCGCCCATTCGGCTTACCGCGCACATCTACTATTCCAGCAACAGGCCGGACCTCGATCCGAGCCTGCTGCTGGACGCCCTGCAGAACCGCATCTACCGCAACGACCGCGCGGTGCGCGAGATGCACCTGTACCACCACCTCGATCGCACGACGCCGCGGGCCGAGGTCTACCTAGAGGAGATCGACGAATGACCGGCATCAACGACGACCTGACGAGCTACGCCGACCGCCTGACCCGCCTGCTCGACGCCGCCGACGAGGCGCGCGAGGACATCAAGCAGCTGCGCGTCGAGATCAAGTCCGCGGGCTACGACCCCGCTGCGCTGGTGCGCGTGGTGCAGCTGCGCCGCGACGAGCGCAAGCGCGCCAAGGAGCAGGAGCGGCTGCAGGCGGTCGTGCTCTACGCTGATCGGCTCGGGGTGCAGTTGCCCCTCGCGCTCTAGAAACCGGCCAGGCCCTCCCTTGCCGTCGCCGGCGGGCGGCGGAACCTAAAACCGATCCAGCGCGATGCGCCGCGTCAACAGGCCCCTGGCCGGGTCGTTTACCTGATGGATCGGACCCGCCAACAAACCGGAGGAGGACGACATGGTTCTGGGCTGGATCGACTGCATCGCGATCGCGATCATCGTGGCGTTCGTGCTTGATCTGAAGCGCTGACGGATCCGTTGGTCGTCCGTAACGGATTCCGTAACGGACGGGGTTGACAAAGGCACCACATGCAAGGCCTTATTTGGCCTGAGGCGTGGAGGGCTGCAGAAAATCATCCGCCGCCGAATTCAGCCCGTCGGGATTGCCGTCCCGGCGGGCTTTTCTTTTTTGCCGCGCATCAAGCTCGCTTGCAATTGCTTGTGCCTTGGGTTTAGGGTTGAGACCCTACAGCCAAGGAGGCAGCGACGTGAAGCTCACACGAATGGAAGCGGCCCGTAGCGGAGAGAACAAGTACAGCGGCAAGCCGTGCATGGTCTGCAATGGCACCGATCGGTATGTGGTCAGCTGCAGCTGCGTCCGGTGCACCAAGGATGCCGTGGTCGCTCAGCGGCGCAAGCTACGCGAGGCCCTGAGCCAAGCGAAGGATGGCGCGTAATGCGCTTCTACTCCTTCCACATTGGCGACTACGCCAGCCACACGCGGCACCTGACGCTGATGGAAGACCTAGCGTACCGGCGCCTGCTCGACCTGTACTACCTACACGAACGCCCGTTGAACGTCCGTTCAACAGACGTTGCACGGGCCATCAACATGCGCGACTACGAGGCCGAGGTCGCGACCGTCCTGAGCGAGTTTTTCGAGCTCGTCGAGGGCTCGGGATGGATCAATCGCCGCGCCGACGAAGAAATTGTGCGCTGCAAAAGCAAGCAGGAACAGGCCTCTAGGGCTGGCAAAGCCTCGGCGCAACGGCGGTTCAACGCCCGTTCAACGGACGTTCAACCACCCATTACCCATGACCCATTACCCAATACCCATGAAAGTACAGGAGACGTCCCTCCCAGTTCTGGGGGGTCTGGGGGGACGCGCGCTGCGCGCGCCGATCGCGGCACGCGGCTGCCGGCGGACTGGGCTCCGACGGAGGACGACCGCGGGTTCGCGGCCAGCCTTGGCGTCGCGGTCGAGCGCGAGGCGGCGTCGTTCCGCGATTACTGGACGAGCAAGCCCGGCGCGGACGGGCGAAAGACGAATTGGTCGGCAACCTGGCGCAATTGGGTGCGCCGCACGAGCGAAAGGAAGCAGGGCAATGGCACAGGATCTCGATCTGAGTCCCGCAACGGGTTTATCGTTCTCGCTGAGCGCCTTGCTCGGGAGGATGCAGACCGAGCAGCCGGGCGCCCCGCTGGCGATTTCTTTGACCCAGAAGGCCGAGGCTGAGCGCGCACTGGCCGCGATCGAGGCCGCCCTGCAGCCCGCGCCGCAGGCGCTGGCGCTGCGCTGGATCTCGGCGCTTGGCACCCTGACCGCGACCAAGCCGGGCGAGGCCGACGGCGATGCCAAGGCCAGGGCCTACGCGGCGATGCTGGAATATCCGGGGTCAGCGTTCAGCCGGTCGAGCCTCGACGCGGCGGCGCGCAAGTTCAGGTGGTTCCCGAGCTACGCCGAGGTCTGCGAGCACCTCGAGGCCGAGGTCGCTGCGGCGAAGGCCCAGCGGCACCAGCTGCGCCGGGCGGTGGCGCTGCCGGGCGAGGGGTCGAGGCCGGTCGGGAAGTGGTCAGCGATGACCGACGAGCAGAAGGCGGAATTCGAGGCGACGATGGAGAAGTTCCGGTCCCGGTTCGCCTCGGATGCCTCGCGCGGCCCCGAGGATGGCGCAGGAAGCGCGGAAGCCCGCTGAAGGTCTCATGATACCGGCCGGCAACGTTTCGACGTTCCTGAGCCATCCTAGGAAGAAATCGGCTAGTGACCTAATTCCCCGGAATTAAGTCACCGCCGAGGGGGAGGCAAAATTCCCCGAATTATGTCCGCTACTCCGGCCGGAGGTGCCTCGGCAGACGCTTGTAGGCCGTCCTGACCGCGTCCGCCCACTCGTCGGCGGTCATCAGGTCGGTGTCCGCGACGCCTCGCCGCAGGAGGACGTCGCGCAGCTGCTCGGCGTCGAGGAGGCTGGCTTCGCCCATGGCGTGGCGCAGGCGGGGAAGGCTCATCTCGGGATGGACGCGCATGGTCAGGCCGAGATCTCCACGGCCGCGCCATCGGGATCGTGCCAACCCTCGGTGGCCGCGACGTTCGCCGCCGCCTCGGCGTCGCGCCACGCCGAGGCGTAGCCGGTCAGTTCCCTGTCCGCCATCATGGCGGCGCGGTAGGCCAAGAACGCCGCTTCGGCGTCCCACACGCCCGCCGCCTCCAGCGCGGCACGGGCCGCCGACTTGGCGCGGGCGGTGTCGTCGGTGTTGGCGAAGCTGCCACCGTGAGTCCAGGTCACGTTGATAGTCATTGTCGTCTCCGTGGTTGGCGCCGCGGCGCCGGTTGCGATGAACAGAACATACACCGCCGGTGCAGGGTGACCATTGCAAAGAATGCGGGGCGCTATGCGCTTGACGCATGGGTGGCTTGACGGTCGAAGTGGTAGGGAGCATCATCGGTTTACCTATGAACGCAAAACCGCAGTGATTTCAGCGACATGGCCGCGCGCAAAATCAAGCGACTGCTGACCGATGACTGGAAGCTGAAGATCCAGGCGTCGAACATCTGCACGCGCCTGCAGAAGCACGTCGATGGAAAGATCGAGATGACGCCGACGCAGGTTCGCGCGGCGGAGATCCTGCTCCGCAAGACCGTGCCGGATCTCGCGCGCACCGAGGTAACCGGCGCGGAAGGCGGGCCTCAGAAGATCATCTACGAGTGGGGCGAGCCGACGTGACCGCGCTGCGCGCTGCGCGCGTTCGAATGCCATACAACCCGCGCAAGGCGTTCATGCCATTCCACCGCAGGACGCAGCGATGGTCCTGCCTCGTCGCCCATCGCCGTGCGGGCAAGACCGTGGCCGCCATCAACGACCTGATCCGCGCCGCGATCACCGCGCGCCAGCCTCACGCGCACTATGCCTACGTCGCGCCGTTTCGATCGCAGGCCAAGTCGGTCGCTTGGGACTATCTGAAACGGTACGCCGAGCCAGCGACCGCGGGCGTCAACGAGGCCGAGCTGCTTCTGACGACGCGCACTGGAGCCAAGATCCAGTTGTTCGGCGCGGACAACGCCGACGCGATGCGCGGCCTCGGGTTCGACGGCGCTTATCTCGACGAGTACGGGGATTTCCGCCCCTCGGTCTGGGGCAACGTCATCCGCCCGACGCTCTCGGACCGGCAGGGCTGGGCGGTGATCGGCGGGACGCCGAAGGGCCGCAATCAGTTCCACGAGGCCGTAGAAGTCGCGCAGAGATCTCCGGACTGGTTTTTCCTGCGCCTGCGGGCCAGCGACAGCGGCATCTTGCCGGAGACCGAACTCCACGCGCTTCGCGCGCAGCTGACGCAGGACCAGTACGACCAGGAGTACGAGTGCAGCTTCGACGCGGCCATCCTCGGCGCGTTTTACGGCGTCGAGATGCGCGAGGCCCTCGACGCTGGCCGCATCCGATCGGTGCCGCACGACCCCGCGCTGCCGGTCTACACCGCGTGGGACATCGGCTGGCGCGACGACACCGCAATCTGGTGGTGGCAGGTAGCCGGCGGCGAGATCCACGTCATTGACCACCACGCCTCAAGCGGCTCGACCATCGCGGAGCTGGCCGAGATCGTCGCGGGGCGGCCCTACAGGTACGGCAAGCATTACCTGCCGCACGACGCGCGGGCGAAGACGCTGGCCTCGGGCGGCCGCAGCGTGGTCGAGCAGCTAGCCGCGCTGCTGGGCGGGATCGGGATGTTCAACATCGTGCCAGACCTAGGCGTGCAGGACGGCATCCAGGCCGTGCGCCTCATGCTGCCGCGCGTCTGGTTCGACGCCGAGCGGTGCCACGAGGGCATCGAGGCGCTGCGCCAGTACCAGCGCGAGTACGACGAGGACAAGCGCGCCTTCCGCGCCGCGCCGCGACACGACTGGACGAGCCACAGCGCAGACGCCTTCCGCATGATGGCGATCGCGTGGCGCGAGGAGCCGAGGGTCGAGCCGCCGCGCAGTGATCGCCCACTATTGATAGGCCCCGACAACTCGGCTACCCTCAATGACATGTGGGCCGCGTCGGCAGCCCGATCTCGGAGCGCGCGCATATGAGCGACAGCGAGTACCACGCCGCAATGGGCGAGTTCGCAGGCCGAGTGCTTTGCACCGGCATCGCCGCGCAGTTCATGCACTGGAGCTCGAAGTCCTACGCCGCGCACAAGGCCCTGGGCGACTACTACGAGGCGCTGCCCGGCCTCGTGGACACCGTGGTCGAGGCGTATCAGGGATGCTACGGCCTCGTCAGCAAGTTCACGGCCCGCATGGACCCGCCGCGCGGCATGAGCGGCGAGGCGATGGCGAGCTACTTCGATGACGTGAAGGCCTACGTCGAGAAGCAGCGCGAGAAGCTGCCCGAGCGCAGCGAGCTCCAGAACGCGATCGACGAGATCGCCGCGCTGATCGACGCCACCATCTACAAGCTCCGATTCCTGTCCTGAGGAGGCCCGAATGGCCGGCGTGAACAACCCGTATCGCTACGCCTACGAGACCGTCGCGGCCTCGCAGTCGCAGCAGGTCATCGGCCCGACCGGCGCGACCGGCGACTACCTGCACCGCATCGTCGTCGCCGTCGCCACCGCCGCGACCTCGACGGTCTCGGTGATCGACGGCTCGACCACGATCCTCGCGATCGCGGCCAACACGCCGATCGGCGTCTACTCGATCGAGATCAACGCCGTCAGCGCCAGCGGTGCGTGGAAGATCACGACGGGCGCGGGCGCGACGGTCCTGGCGGTCGGGATCTTCAGCTGATGAGCGCGGCGTGGCAGCGCAAGGAGGGGAAGAACCCCGCCGGCGGGCTGAACGCCAAGGGCCGCGCCAGCTACAAGGCCCAGACCGGCGGCACCCTCAAGCCGCCCGTGAAGTCCGGTGACAACCCGCGCCGTGCCTCGTTCCTCGCGCGCATGGGCAACATGCCCGGCCCGATGAAGGACGAGAAGGGCCGCCCGACCCGCTTGGCACTCGCGCTGCGCGCATGGGGCGCCTCTTCGAAGGCCGACGCGAAGGCCAAGGCCCGCGCC